CGTAGTCGTCGACCGCGGCCTCCAGCATGTGCAGCTGGCCGTGCAGGGTCTTCATCTGGAGGTTGGCCGCGTTCTCCGCCGTGCCGTGCTTGGTCACCGCCGCGGTGGCCTTGTCGAACGCCTCCGGGCCGGCACGGACCAGGGCGAGGACCTTGGCGGACGCGGAGCCGAAGCCCAGCGCGGTGAGTTCGGCCGTCGCCTGGGCGGTGGTCATGCCCTTGGTCTTCTCCGCCAGCTGGGAGATGACCGAAGCCCAGCCGACGAACTGGCCCTTGGCGTCCGTCACCGTCAGGCCAAGCTTGGCCGAGGCCAGCTGGGCGGTCTTGGCCCCGTCGGCCGCGGAGGTGAACGCCTTCCAGGCCACCGCTTGGCTCGACGACATCCCTTGGGTCGCCGTCGTGAGTTCCTTCGCGGTGACCGTCCCGGCGACGTACTGCGCGGCCAGTCCCTGGAGCGACGGTGGCAGGGTGTCGCTCGCCACCCGCAACGCGATCTGCGCCTTGGCGGCGTCGGCCGCGGGCTTCAAGAGCGCGGTCATGGTCGTGGTGAGCATCGACATCGCGGCTCGCCCGGTCTCGCCGTGCTCGGTCATGTCCACCAAGAGGCCGGAGAGCTGCCCGAGGGAGGGCGAGAGCGCGCCGAGCTTGGTCCGTGTCCGCTCCAGGCCGGAGGTCAGCGAGTCGACGCCCTGGCCGGTCATCTGCGAGGCCGAGTAGAGGACGTCGGCGGTCGAGGCGGCGTCCTTGGCGTGCAGCTGGAACGCCTGCATCACCCCCGCGAGGGCGCCGGTCGTGTCCGAGAGTGACCCCAGCCCGGCGTCAGCGAGCGACGTGGCCGCCTTCATCTCCTCCAGGGCCTCGGCGGTCGTGTAGGCGCCGGATTGCAGCGACTTGAACTGGGCGGCGACCGGGGCCAGCGCCGCCTCCATCGCGTTGGCCGACTGCTCGGTCGACCCCGCGGTGCCGAGGAGCGCGTTGGCGAGGTCGTTCGACTGCTTGGTGGACTGGCCCAAGGCAGCCTGGACCTTGGCCTGACTGGTCTGGAAGTCCATCGCCATCTTGACGGACATGACGCCGACCGCGGCCCCGATGCCGAGGAAGGCGAGCGTGACGAGCTTGCCCGCCTTGATCAGCCGCTCGTCCTGGAGGACCCCCGTGTCGGCGGACGCCACCTCGGCCTCGGCGAGACGCCCTTGCGCGTCGGCGTTGGCGAGGGTCGCGTCGCGCATCTCCTTCTCGGCGACGGCCTGCCGGTCGAGGGCACCCGACTGCGCGGTGGACGCTTCCTCGCCCGTGATCTGCCCCTTGTTGATCGCGTCCTGGGTCGCGATCAAGTCAGCGGAGGTCGCGGCAAGACGTTCCTGGGCGTCGGCGAGCTGGGAGCTGGTCGCCTCGGCGCGGGCCTGGGCGAGGTCGAGGTCATCGGTCGAGCCCGCCGTCTCGCCGAGGACGTCGCGGACCTCGGCCAGCTTGTCGATGAACTGGCTGGCCGACAATTGCAATTCGCCCAATATGGGCGGAAGGATGCCCCCGGCCATGTCAGGCCCTCATCACTTCGGACCAGGCCGCGGCGAAGATGCCCTCTATCGCCCCCTCCAGGTCGTCCAGGCCCTTCTCCATGTAGAAGCTGCCCGTCTGCGTCACCGACTCGACCTGGACCCAGTTGCCGTCGATCTGGAACTTCAGGTACGGCCCGTTCTTCGCATGGATGGTCCCACCGAGGTCGCGGAAGCGCCCGTAGATGACCGAGGGGCCCGCGGTGGCGAGCCAGCGGCCCGGGCCGGTCTGCGTCACCTCGACGATGTGGATGCTGCGGCGGAGCGTGCCCCCGACGTGGCGTGGGGCCTGGACGGACTTGGCGACCGGCGCGTGTGCCATCGCGGCACCGACGAAGAAGGCGATGCCCCGTCGCGTCGCCAGCTCCACCGCGGCGTTCGCCCGGTCGGCGAGTCTGTCCACGGCCGCCTGCATGTCGGACGTGTCGAGGCTGGTGTGGAACTCCAGGCCGCCGGGCACGTCAGCCCCTCTCCGCGGCCGCTGCTAGGCGCTCCACCTCCGCCAGTTCAATCATCAGCTCGACCTTCCGGAACGGCAGCCTCAGGTACTCATCCTCAGTGTAGGACGGGAACGCCAGCAAGAACTGGACCATCCGGTCCAGGCGAACTAGCTCGCGGTCCTCGGCGAGGAGGCGCTGCGCTTGCGGGGTGAGCGTGAGCCGGTAGCGGGTGCCGTTGACGCGCTCGCGGATTTCGACTCCTCGGCCGATCCGGAGCCGTTGGATTCTCCGGTAGGGGCTTTTGGGTCCCTCACGGCCTCCGGGCTCCGGTTGAAGTCCGTGGGCGTGACGTTCGTCCGCGCCGTCTCGGCGGAGATGGCCTTCATCACCGTGTTGGGGACCGTCCGCGCGAAGGCTGCCACCGACTCCGGCGTCCGGTCGGGCGGAATGGGGATGACCTGGCCGTCCGGTCCCGTCACGTCCCAGGCGCGCAGGGAGCACATGACGCGCACCACCTCGAAGCGGTCGATGGGGGCGTACTCTTCGGGACCGAGCTTCTGGTAGGCGAGGGCGAGCGCGTTGGTCGCGCGGGCGTCGGTCATCAGCTTCAGCCGGGCCTCCGCCTCGCGCTTCCGCGCCGCGGGCGTGGACTTGGCCGCCACGATGGCCCGCAGGTCCGTCTCCAGGGTGCGCGCCGCGTCGGGCAGCGCCGTCTCCAGGCTCCTCAGCTCCTCCAGCTGGAGCACCGTCGTCTTGGCCGCCACCGACTCCGAGGCGATCCCGGCGTGCTCGATGTCCCACTGCTCCTGGACGGTGAGGTCGTCTTCCTCCGCTATCTCCGCCCAGCGGCCTCTCGGCAGCTCGATCCGTCGCACATCGACCACTCTCCTGTCTTGGTGAAATGCCTAGACGTCTAGGCTATGCCGCTACTGACTGGCCATTCGTGCAGATAACCTTGAGCGGCGACGTGCCAGTGGAGGCGTCCGTCGCGTTGGCGACCGCCCGGAAGTTGGAGGACACGCCGAGGTAGGACTTGTCGACCTCCAGCTTCGGGTCCTCCAGCTGCGTGGTCGTCATCTGCAGCGCCACGGTGTGCGAGGTCACCGGGTCGGTGAACACGACGTACAGCCGTTGCTGCAGCCGCTCCAGGCCCTCGGTGATGACGTTCGGCGCGATGTTGTCGTTGTTGTCGTAGACGAAGGCGAACTTGCCCGTCACGCGGATCGAACCGGCAAAGTTGGCGTGCGCCGACTGTTGCCCCGCCGTGTGGATTGGAGCCGAGTTCATGCGCTCGATGGAGCAGTCGAAGGACTCGACCGCGACCGAGGTCAGCGTGCCGAGGGTGATCGACGTGTCCCACGACGGCACCATGTGCTCGGCGTTGTAGGTGTTGCCCGACAGCGACTGGGTGGTGAAGGGCAGCGTGATGGAGGCGATGGTCGCCTCGATCGCGGCGTCGATGGCCATCGCGATGTCCATCTTGGTCAGCTGCGTCCACGGTGCATACCAGCCGTGCCCGCCGTCGAAGTACGAGACGGTCAAGGACGGAGGCTGGGAACCGGTCGTGTTGTTGAGGAGCGTGTGGGTGTGCGTGTACGGCGCGGTCGTCCCGGTCACGTTGTCACTCCCCAACAGCCCCAGGAACAGGTACGGCCAGGCGTCGGCGAACAGGTTGGTCTTCCAGCCCATCTCCGCCGAGGCCACGCCCAGCACGTCGTCGTGGTCCATCGACGGGTCGCCGCGGAGTCCCACGTCCTGCAGGTAGGTCTGCTTCGGCACCCAGGCCGGGTCGTGCAACGGCGTCCACAGCGCCGCGGTGACGGCGGTGCCGGGCGTCGACTCGGCCGCGTAGCCGATCCAGGCGTTCTCGGTCGCCGGGATGCTGGGCGCGGCGGCCATTCGCATCCCGTAGCGGCGGGCGATACGGGCGAACTCCTCGTACCTCGGGTCAAAGAAGCGGTGGCTCATCCCGGCCTCCTACGGTATGGCCGGTCGTGCCGGCGCAATGGTGGGAACGTCCGGCACGGTCACCTCCTCAGATGGCTCGGGTCGGGACGGGGTCTTCGGGGGTACGAGGGCGAGGTAGCGGTGGTTCCGCTTGCGGAACGTCACGAACGTCTCGCCGGGGTCGAGTTCGAGCGTCCGGCCGTCATCGCGCGTTTCATCCGCGAACACGGCCCGCTGGTCGAGCACCGACCTGTACGTGAAGGACATCGAGTCCGAGTCTACGCACCCGCGGGGTCGAGGCGTGGGATTCACGCGTAGTACTGCTGCCACGCCTTCACGGTGATGGTGCCCCAGACCTGCGTGAGGCCCATCTTCCCGCGGAGCAGGCGCGGCATGGTGAAGTCCTCCTCGATGTCCTCCTGGCCGAACGCCTCGCCCTCGCCCCATTGCCAGACGGCCCCGCTCCCGGGCGTGGTGCCGGCCGTCCGGTTGGCCTCGATGTAGGCGCGGAACGAGTCGACGAACGTGTCGTTCGCCGCGCCGCACTCCTGGGACTGGGCCGACGCCGAGCGGGTGAAGCAGATGAACGTCACCGGGTAGAGCGCCGCCTTGATGCCGGAAGTGGGTCCCCCCGTGCCCAGCCGCTTGTGCTTGGCCGGGCCGATGTAGACGTAGACGACCGTGCCCATGCTGGAGCCGGGGTCCTCGGAGGCGACGATGAAGTCGCCCTCGGGGGTGATCTTCGGCGGGTGGGCGTAGACGGTGCCCAGGCCCTCGATGGCGTTGCTGGCGATGCCGGTCTCCAGGTACGAGACGATGGCCGCCCGGAGCGATGCGCGGCCGGGGAAGGGCGCGGCCATCAGACCTCCCTCCAGCGGTGGCCCTCATCGAGGTAGCCGTGCCAGTAAACCGGGTGGCCGCAGGCGATCGACGCGCGCACCTCGATCGAACCGTCCGGGCACTCTCGGAACGTCCAGGGCGGCGACGAGATCCCGTGTAGCCCGCTCCCCTCGTTGGCGTGGTCGTACATCGTCGCCCCGTGGTGAATCGGCAGCAGGAACCAAATCTGCGGGCGAACGTCCCCGTCGTCGTCGACGGAGCCGAGAGCGTAGTCACCCGGCAGTTCGAGGTCGTCCATCGTGGCGACCCGCCGACCGACGGTGATATCGCCCGCGGCCATCAGGTCTTGATCTTGACGGCCGTGCGGTAGGACTGGAGCGCCTTGAAGGCCCGCACGATGTCCACCGTCTTCTCGCCAGGGTCCGTCTCGCCGGTCCGCGCCTCGCCGACGCCCTCCAAGAGCAGGGCGTCGTCGCCGCGGCCCTTCACCAGAGCCGTCACAGCGTGGATGACGGCCTGCTGGACCGCCCAGGGGATGGCCGAGACCGGGATGAAGTCCGGGGCCTCAGGCGGCGTGTGGGCGTACTGGAGAGGCGCTACCAGGGCGACGGTCGCCTGCCCGGTGGCGGGCGTGTTGGCCTCGACGGACGCGACGGTGACGGTCTCCACACCGGAAGCGACGCTCATCGTGTAGTCGAGCACGTCGAGCTGCGTGCCGGGGAACACACCGATGAGGCCGCCCGCCGCGCTGGTGGCCTCCACGACCAGCGATTCGTCGGCCGCCGCCGCGGCCTCCGCGAGCATCGTGTGCGGGTAGCCGTTGTCGTAGGACCAGACGACGTAGAGCCGCTGGCCGGTCCGCGCGATGCCCCCGACGTTCAGCCCCTGCGGCGAGTAGAGCGGCAGGCCGCAGACGGGGACGATGAACGTGCGCCGGAGCGCCGAGACCAGCGCGGCGATGTTCGGCCCGATGGACTGGAGCTCGTTCTGGAAAAGGCCCACGTCCATGCCGGTGAGCGCGATGAGCGGCCCGTAGTCGCAGACCACGCGCAGCTCCCCCTGGATGACCGGGAAGCGCCACGACTCGACGTCGTTCGTCGCGCACAGGCTCGGCTGCTTGGCCGACGGGCTGGCGCCGAACAGGTAGCGGTCCACCTCGGACGACGCGCGGCGGATGAGGTCGGAGAGCGCCTGCGTCTGGTCGGCCGAGCTCGCGCCCGGCGCCGTGACCAGGTTCGACAGGTCCATCGCCGTCGGCGTGAACACGTACTGCGAGGGGGACACGTAGGGGAAGGCGCGATTGAACCCGCCCACCGCGGGTGAGATGACCGGCGTGGCGAGCAGCGCGGGCGAATAGGGGACGCTCACAAGCTCTCAGTGTAGGACCACGACCAGCCGGACACCTTGCATGATGGATATACAGATAGTTTCTGCTCTGAAGACAGAAACTATCCCTAGCGCGGCGGCGGCCCGTGGACCACCAGGAGTGGCCCGTGCACGCGACAGGTGAGCACGACGACGGTGGCCTTCAGTGCCAGCTCGTCGAAGTCCACTAGGGCGAACTTCGACACGACCGCGCCCTCGTCATCGCCGCACTCCGGGCAGAACGTCGCCACGGCGCGGCCCATCTGGACGGCCTTCAGCGGGCCGCCGACCACCGCGAGCGTGATGACGTCCTCCACGCCCCCCAATGGTACGGGACGACGCAGCATAAGCCGTGGATATGCTGTTGAACGGATAGCAAATACCTGGTGAGCAGACGTTGCTTAATCACCCGATTGCCTAGACGTCTGGGGATTCACCCGCCTAGAACGGCGCGGCCTGGATGTACACGTAGTCCCACTTCTCCGCCTGGCCCGTGCCGGTCGCGACCCACTTGCCGGCGATGTTCTCGTTCGCCACGCCTGTCGCGTCCACCCACGTCAGGTAATGGCCGCGGGTGACGCGGGCGAGGGTGCCGACCGCCGGGGTCGTGGCCCCGGAGTAGGTGATCGGCGCGTTCGGGGGCCCGCTCGGCGTCCATGTGTCCCCCGTGAGCGTCCCCAGCCCCCAGGCGAACGTCACGACCTCGGGGTCGACGGGGTAGCCGTTGTCGTCCCGGAAGATGTTCTGGAACTGGACCAGGGAGCCTTCGGGGTAGGAGTTCATGTCGTCGAGCCTTCCGCCGATGTCACGAGTTCGTCCGTCGTCTCCACGATAGTCACCGCGCGGTTCGCGGCCGAGGCTCTAGTTACTGAGACGTTCGTCACCGTGGCGCTTGTCACAAGGCGGTTCGACGCCGAGGCGCTGGTCACGAGGCGGTTCGATACCGTCGAGAAGGCGGGTGAGGTGACCCAAACGGTGACCGTCGCCGCGATGGCGCATGTACTGGTAATCGCCGCGGTGACGGCTGCCCCTCTCGACACGGACGAGGCGAGCGAGGCAAACACGGATACCGCACCGGAGAGCGCGACCGTCTCGGCGTTCGGGGCCGACAGCGACGCGCTGGTCGTAACCGCGCAGGTCAGCGGTTCGGTGTGGCTGACTGCTGCCCCGACTGCCGCGGTCGCGGAGAGCGAAACGGCAAGGGCCACCGTCTCGGCGTTCGTCGCCGTGGTAGCAGCCGACGCGGAGACTGCGCCACTGAGAGCGACCTGCTCGGCGTTTGCCGCCGTGACTGCCGCGGATGGGGCGAGTGCCGCGGCGACGGCGACCGCTTCCGTGTTCGTCGCGGTGGTGACAGCCGATGCCAAGACTGCCCCGGTCAGGGCGACCCCCTCGGTATTCGTTGCGGCTATCGCTGTCGCTGCCGTGATTGCAGCCGTGATAGCCGTGACAGCGCCCGAGCTGATCGTGGCGCTGACGGCAACCGAGGATGAGACGGAGACGGAGAGGGCGACCGATTCGGTGTTCGTGCTCGTCAGGGCCGCAGAAGGGGCGATGGACGAGGTGAGCGAGGCTGTCTCGGCGTTGGTGCCCGTGACGGTGGCCGAGGCGGTGAGCGGCGCGGTTAGAGCCGTCGTTTCCGCGTTCGTCCCGCTGACTGAGGCAGACACGCTGAGCGCCGCGGTAACTGGCAGCGTGGCGCTATTCGTGCCCGCGACCGAGGCGGACGCCGTAATCGCGCAGGTAAGTGCCCCGGTGGCGCCCGACGTGACTGTGCCGCTGACGACGAGCGAGGACGAGATGGGAACGCTGAGCGCGACCGTCTCGGCGTTTGTCCCTGCGACGCTTACCGAGACGGTCAGAGCCGCCGAAAGCGCGGTCGCCTCGGTGTTGGTCCCGGCGACAGAAGCGGACGGGGTGAGGGAAGCGGAGAGGGCCGTCGTCTCCGCGTTTGTCCCGGCTACCGACGAACTCGCGGTAATCGCGCCAGTAATGGGCAGCGTGACGCTGTTCGTCCCTGAGACGGTCGCAGAGGCCGTCAGGGCTGCCGTCAGGGCGACAGATTCGGTGTTGGCAGTGCTCACCGTGGACGAAGGGCTGAGGGCCGCTGAGAGGGCTACAGCCTCCGTATTCGGGGCGCTGACCGACGCGCTCGGCGTCAGGGAAGCACTAAGGGCGACCGACTCCGTATTCGGCGCGGCGATGCTGACCGAGGGTGTGAGCGCGGCCGAAAGGGCTGCCGATTCGGCGTTCGTCCCTGCCACGGCAGAGCTCACCGTGATCGGCGCGGTCAGCGCTGTGGCCTCGGTGTTCGTGGCCGCGACGGCAGCCGAGCAGGTCAGGGAAGCGGTGATCGCCTGGACCGGGACCGGCCCAGTGGCCGCGACTGAGGACGAGGCGGTGAGCGGGGCAGTGAGGGAGACGGCTTCGGCGTTCGTACCAGAGACAGCACTTGAAGCAGTGATCGCGCTGGTGAGCGGGGCCGTCTCCGCGTTGGTTCCCGCGACCGTTGCACTGGCGGTAACGGACGAGGCGACAGCGACCGCCTCGGTTGGGTCGGTGGCCGCATCGGTGACCGTCGCACTCGCGGTAATCGCCGCCGTGATCTGGACGGTGGTGGCGACGGTGAGAGTCGCGGCAATCGTCGCGGAGGGCGTGAGCGGCGTGGTCCCGAGTAACGCAGCTTCGGTGTTCGCCGCGGTCAGAACAAGGGTTGGCATCTCAGGCCACGGCTTAGATCGCTATGCGGAGACGGGGGATGACGAGGTCAGGGATGAACAGACCGTTCCGTCGCTTACGCCAGGGTGCTACGCGCTGACAGGTCAGGTTTCCCGTGAGGGCGACCGATTTGGCGTTCGTAGCTGCCACTGACGCCGACGGAGTTAACGCGGCGGTGATCTGCGTGGCGCTGCTCCCGAGCACGACACCGACGCAGACCCACGCCTGCGACGTGCAGGCCCAGGTCGCCGTGACGTTTGAGGACGAACTGGTGACCTGCCAAGCGACATCCTGGCCGTTGCCGAGCACGAAAACCCCAGCGTTGTAATCAGTCCACGCGCCGCCTGGACCGCTGCTGAATGAACCTGGGACCATAGCGGCAGCGATAGCGATATTTCCTGAAGTGCCGGGAGAAAGCGTTATCGCAGGAGCGGTTGAGGTGCCGGAAGCGGTTGAGAAGACAGCGCTGGTGGGATTACCTGACCACTCTGTGCCCTGTGCGTACCACCCATAGGAACCCGTGGTCGTGACCGTGACCGTCTTGGCAGCACCAGTGGCACTCCAGCAAATCCATATCTCCCAGTTGTAGCCGGGCGTGCCTATTACGCTGCCCAGTTTGACGAATGTTCCGATAGTGCTGGAAATCCCGGAAATCAGGTTTGCTGTCTGGTGCGCCACCATGATCATGGCGACGACAGTGTCGCCTACTGTCGAGTTGACGCCGAGGATCGTGCCCGCTGAACCAGAGTCGACGAGGACATGCGCGCCAGTATCGCCAGGGCCCCCGGCAACTAGGGCGTAGGCCACAGCTTACCGCCCTTGGTGCTAGACGGACTGCTCGGAAACCACCGCGACATGAGCGTCGATGGCCGTCTCGCCCGGAGGCGCGGGGTTGCTCTCATCCGTGGCCCTCCTGCTTACGGCAAAGCCAGTTACCATTGTCCAGCTTGCGGACCTTGATCCAGTCGAATCGGGTGGCGACAATCCCTTCGAGCACGAGGTAGCCGTCGAGGATCATCAACGGCTCTAGCTCCCAAATGCCGCGAATGTTGGGCCTTGCTGCATCGGTCATCGTTTCGCCCTCCACGGCGTGTACTCGTCAAAAAGATTGTGCATCAAGTCGGCGTGATGTCCCCAGTGACCATCTACCGTGGGCGGTCGCGGGTCCAGCGCATGAGCGACTTCGTGTAACACCACTCCGAGTGTCGGGTGCTTCGACAGATGGATGGTCTTGCCTCGGTGGGATGTGCGGCCTTCGCCGTTGCTCATACCGGCGTGGAACTTCACTTGCCACGTCTCGGACGTGATGGGAGTCCAGCCACTCACCGTCGGGGGGGAACTTGAAGCGATCTGACTGACACCGCAGAGCAGAAGGCGCCCAGCGGTCGGGGTTCCCCCGAACGTAGCGCTAGTGGTGCCTACCCCGTCATGGGCGGTAACGCGAGCAATCGTCACGGCTCACCGCCCTTGGTGCTAGACGGACTGCTCGGAAACCACCGTGACGTGAGCGTCGATGGCCGTCTCGCCCGGAGGCGCCGGGTTGCTCTCCTCTTGGCCCTGACCTGAGAACTTGAGGTACGCAGCCTCAAGATCAGCTGTGTGCTCGGCGTGAGTCTCGGCTTCAAGCTGATGAAGTAGCTCGCGCTCCTCGTCGGACTCGGCAGCAGCAATTGCTTCAGCAATCGGTCCGCACTTAGTGAAGCATTCAGCCTTTGCAGCACTCATTTCCTGCACCCGAGCCTCTTCGGCTGCGCGATCAGCTTCTCGCTCTGCTTCCTCTTCGGCCACCTTGGCTCGGATAGCCGCGACCTGCTCTTGAATGTCGGTCATGTCAATGGTCCTTTCTCAGGTCAGGGTGATCGTGATTGCGTTTGCCGCGAAGGACAGGGTGATCCCGGCCGCGTTGACTGCCTGGGGCGTGCCCAGCGCACCAAAGGCGATGACGTTCCCACCTGCCAATGTCGAGGCATCGGCAATGAACATCTGCACCAGGTTCGTCGCGCCCGTAGACCAGCCGCTCGACGTGCTCGCCGCGAATGAGAACGGGCCACCGGCCGTGAGGACCGATGGGCTCGCCGCGGTGGCGATCGGGAAGTTCGTCTGGTTGTTCGTGACGACGATACGGGCGTAGCTGCCCGTCGAGGTCGGCTCGCCCGAGAGGACGTTCGCCTGTGTGGCACCCGCGACGGCCTGCGTGGTGAGGCCGATGTAGAGGGTGTTCAGACACCACATCGGGCCAGCGTTGGTCGTCGCCCCACCTGCCGAGGCGGAGCCGCCCAGGAAGATGAAGTCGCCCACCGAGATCGCGAGCCCGATGGACTGCGAGGCGATGGTCAGCGAGGTCGCTGCCGAGCCCGTCAGCACGAAGGCGTGGGGCGCGGTGTACTGGTTCTGCGTCGCCCCAGAGCCCGGTGTCCCGATCCAGATTTTCGCCGTGGTGTTCGGCGTCTGGTCCATGTTGCCCGACACGCCGCCGGTCGCGATTGACCCGGTGTTGATCGTGGTCTGCGCGGTGGCCGCGGCGTTGATCTGCGTGCGGACGCAGCCGCAGCAGTTCCCGAACAGCCCGTTGAGGATGGCCTGCTCGCTGTACTGGGCGAACGGCATCATCATCGCGTGGCGTTCGAGCGCGGCCTTGGCGACCTTTTCCAGCCTCGGGTCGCGGTAGGCGTGCTCCAGCTCAGGGCTGCGGAACGCCGCGACCTGAATGTCGGGGAGGTCGGGGAGAATGAGCCGCGGTCGAACGTGGCCCGTGAGTTGAACGTGCATGGTCAACTCCTTTCGCTGGGTAGATGCTACAGCCCCGGCGCCGGCGGTCGCGGCACGCTGCGAGGCCGGGGAATTACAATTACCTAGACGTCTAGGGTTTGCGAGGGACGCAACCGTGGCTGGGCCAGTGGTCCCCTAGGTGCGTGACGCCCGAGTAGTGGACGTGCTTGGTCTCGCCCATCCGGTTCAGCGTCAGCGTGAGGCTGTGATCGACCGTGCACCAGTGGCGCGGGTGGTGCTGGGCGTTCGACCACTTCCCGGCCTCGTCCACCGCTCCCGGGTGCCGTCGCATGAGTTCGGCGCTGAAGCGCGCGCACCCCAGCCCGGCGTACTCGCCTCCGAGGTAGGGGTACGCCACTGAGCACCAGGGCTCGGGACAGGCTTCCAGCTCGTCGAGGATGGTGGGCGACACCTGGATGTCCTGCTCGACGTTGCAAAAGTCCTGGCCGTTCGCCCACATGGCCCGGAAGTAGCGCCAGTAGTGCTCGTCGCTCCGGGAGACGTCGACGCGCTGGAACTCGCGGCCGGTCTTGTTCAGCGCGATGACCACCTTGGGGCTCATTGGGGGCACGTAGGCGAGCACGACAATCATCGCGCCCGCCTCGCCCAGCGTGAGCCGTGGTCGTCGGTCGAGGCCCTGGAGAGGTAGAAGCGGTCCTCCTCGGTCGGCTTCTCATACCAGGGCAGGTGCAAAAGCTCGCACGGCGCTCCGGTGCGGACCGCGGCGTAGTGGAAGTCCGAGCCTGCTGGGTAGAGGGCGAACGTCGTGTCGATGGGTGACATGAACAGGCCCTGCCAGTGCTCGCGCGTCGGGTCGCGCCAGCGCGTCTCGACCTCTAGGCTCGCCTCGTC